TATATATTATTATTAGATAAATTTATAAACTGAAAAAATAAAAATCATTATTAAATCTATAAAAGTCTTTAGAGAAAAAAGTGATGGAACAGGGAACAAAATAATTATTAAATTTACAAAATGAAAGAAAATGAATTAATTGCAAAAATCAATAAATTAATTAAAAAAGCTGAAAAGCCAGTTTCAGATAAATATCGTGGAATAATTTATTTTATGGAGAGTTTAGAGTCTAATGGGGTGGATGTGTTTGAATTATTGAGAAAGGAGTGGAGTGAGAGTATTAAGTGAGTCGGCTCTGCAACAGCAGTGTGTCGTTTGGTTCAACAATACATACTGCCTAAAACACCATTCGCCTCGAGGATTAATTTTTAGCGTCCCTAACGGTGGTTCTCGAGATGTTCGAGAGGCAATGACCATGAAGCTGACAGGATTGCTTAAAGGGGCCTCAGATTTGATTTTGATATTACCAAATAAAAAACTTATATTTGTTGAGTTGAAATTGGAAAAAGGAGTTCAGTCGCCAGAGCAAAAAGATTTTCAAGAGAGGGTTGAGAATCTTGGGTACGAATATATTTTATGCAGAAATTTGGAGGATTTCAAAAAGTGTTGTACTTTTTAGCTAGGTTAATTACTTTGCCGATTAAATTTGTTGGAGGTAATAGATTATTTGTTATATTTGTGTAGAATTTTAAATGAAACACTTTGAAATACTTTATATTGATCCTATTGTTGAAAGATTAATAGGCAAATATAACGACTTCATTGTTTTTTGTAACTGATTATGGCTAAAAATGACGAAATAGGACTAACCGATAAGCAAGAGAGATTTTGCCAAGAGTATCTTATTGATTTAAACGGTACTCAGGCAGCTATTAGGGCAGGTTATAGCGAAAGTAGTGCAGGACAAATAGCTGAACAAAACTTGAAAAAACTTGAAATACAGGAACGTATAAAGGTTTTACAGGAACAAATAGCTTTGAGATTAGAAATTACCCAAGACTGGGTTTTAAAACGATTTAAGGATATATCAGATAGATGTATGACAGCTGAACCAGTTATGATTTATGATCATGAGTTAGGTAAGTTAGTTGAAAGCGGAGAGTATCGTTTTGATTCTAATGGAGCAAATAAAGCAACTGAGGCAATCGCCAAACATTTAGGCTTTTTTGAAAAAGATAATAAAAAAGAGTTTATCAATTTTAATGCTGAGCTTACAAAAGAGGATATCAAAAAGATTTCAAAAGGTTTAGATGAGAAGTATTAAGCATGACAGCGGAATACATAAAAGAGTTAAAGGTTGCAAAATACCAATGCTTAACAAATAACCTATTTTTTACCCGTTACTTTTTTAAAAAACGTTTTAATCGTAAGTTTGTCATTGGTGAGCATCATAAAATTATTGCTGAAACTTTAGACAAAATTATCAAAGGTGAGTTAAAGAAAGTAATATTTAACATTGCACCTCGCTATGGTAAAACAGAGATGTGTGTTAAAAATTTTATTGCTAAGGGTTTGGCAATCAACCCATCGAGCCGTTACATACACTTATCATATTCAGATGACTTAGCATTAGATAACTCCGATGAGGTTCGAGAGCTTGTTAAAAGTGCAGAATACCAAGAGATGTTTCCTAATGTAAAAGTTAAACCAAAATCAGACAGTAAAAAGAAATGGTACACTACTGAGGACGGTGGGGTTTATGCTACAAGTGCAGCGGGGCAAGTTACGGGTTTCGGAGCTGGTCAAGTAGATGACGAAGATTTAAGTTTTGATAGTTGGTTAGTTGGTAAAGACGGACAATTATTTGGAGGTGCTTTGATTATTGATGATCCAATTAAGCCTGAGGATGCCGATAGTGATATTATCAGAGATAGAGTTAACCAACGTTTTGATAGCACTATTCGTAATCGTGTTAATAGCCGTAATACGCCTATCATTATTGTAATGCAACGTTTACATGAAAAGGATTTATGCGGATATTTAATAGATCAGGAACCGGGAGAGTGGCACGTTGTTAGTTTGCCATGTTTAAAAGAAGATGGCACCGCACTATGGGAGTTTAAACATACGGTTGCTGAGTTAGAGAAAATTAGAGCTAACAATAAAATTGTATTTGAGCGACAATACCAACAAAGCCCTAAACCTTTAGAGGGTTTAATGTTTCCTGAGAATGAATTGAGATACTATAAGCCAAATGACTTATTAAAATTTGAAAGTAGCATAGGCTATGCCGATATTGCTGACGAAGGAGAGGACAATTTATCGGCTCCAATAGGCAGGAACATTGGCAAAGATATTTATATTACATATATAACATTTTGTCGAGAAAATACTGGAGTTACTTTGCCAATGGTGGCGGATATGATCAAAAGAAATGGAACAAAATTTATGAGGGTTGAGTCTAATAGTATGGGTGCTATGTTTAATCGAGAGTTAGTTAAGTTGGTACCGGGATGCCAATGTTTACCAGCTCACTCTAGTACTAATAAATTCACACGTATTTTAATGGATAGTGAGTTTATTAAACGTAATTGTATATTTTTACATCCCGATTATCAAACACCACAATACAAAGCATTTATGAAGGAGTTAACGAGTTATTTAAGTAATGGAAAATCAAAACGAGATGACGCTCCGGATAGTTTAAGTGGTTTGGTAATGTTTATTCGTTCGTTATTACCTAAGTATTATGCTTAATAAACTACTCCTTTACGGCTTATCTATTGGTATCTCGATAAGTATTTTGTATTGGATATGCTATTTAATTTATACCGTTTTGCGAGTAACTGTTAAAATTTTAAATAATTATTAACTACTTCAACTTAGCCCCGAACTGATTAGTTAAAATAGCCTGAGCCTGAGTGGCGTTAATTACTTGACTTGTAACCAAATTATTTAAAGCCAAACTAACACTTTGGAATGTATCAGCCTCTTGTTTTTTGTCAGTTTGTAAATAAGGTAAATGTGAGTAATCTAACACTAATCTATAACCTTTCTCAATTCCAATAAAAGTACTCAAAGCCTGAGTAAAACTATCGGCATGAGGGACAATCGTATCGTTATGAGTTTGGATTAATCCATTCTTTAAATTCTCATAAGTACTGTTAACAAATACATTTTGATTAACCCCAAACTTAGCTAAAATAGTTAAAAAATTAGCATCTATTTGCTCCATTAATAACAAGTCCTTTGTTGGATAACTCATAGGTGTCCAAGTTACTGATCCAGTTGTTATGTGTATTTTCTTTTGATCGTCCTCTATTCCATTTTCAGCTCTATAAGTTCTCTCAATTTCTTTTTTCTCCTCATCTGTCATAGGCAAAACACCCATTCCGTCCTTATTTGTAGTTGATAAAGTGCCAATAGCCCCTTTCTCACCACTAATACAGTTAAGGTACTTATAAGCTAACTCAGTATTGCTAATCGGAAACTCTAAGCTCAATAAAGGGCTAAAACCGATAATAGGGTTATCTAAGTCCCCAATTTTGCTATATAATACCTCGTTTGTTTTGAATTGCTTAATACTTCCGTTCTCATCGTACTCAAAGTACTTAATAATACCATCAATACTTACCTGGTCGAATACTTTACCGGTTAATACAGGTGTCATATATGCTGGGCTAATATTAATTAAAGCACTCGGATATTTACTTAATGTACTTACTTGGTTCTTTTTAATGTATTGATTACCATAAACCAAGTATTGTTTAATGTATTGGCTCATCCAAGCGTTTTGAGATTGCAAAACATTAGGATTATTTAATAGTTTCTCTAAATCTGGAGTTAATATATCGCGCGAACCGTCACTAATACGCTCTAACATAAACACCCCATTACTAAACATTGAGGCTATTTTGTCAATAGGTATGCTTATTTGAGGTATTTTTTTGTATATGTCATAAGGAACATCGGTATTGATATAAACCTGACCTTTATTAACCATATATGGCACTCTGCTATTGAAAAACTGTTTTTTGGCTCTTTTAGATGTACCTCCTAGTAAATCACCTAAGCTATAAAAGAAATTGCTTATCTGCATTTTATGCGTTTTAATGTTTAATTATTTGCAATAATCGCAAAATTACAACTTTTTTTTAAATAAATTTGCATTTTATAAAAATAAGCCATAAATTTACGGCAAGTTTTTTCGATAAATATCTAAAACTTATTTTAATGAGCAAAGTAAAACAATTATCTGAACAGGAAATAAAAGCTCTTAAAGCTAAAAAGGAAGCCATTATTAACTCTAACAAAACAGTTAAAAAGTAATGGATATTTTTAAGCATTTAAAAGATAATAAAGACGCTCTAATTGCTGAGAAAAAGTTTAAAATTAAACAAGCTGACTCAGTTAGTTACAATGTTCCTTTAGCTAATATAAAAGGTGAGGCGGTTAAATCAGGATTAACAGATTCAAACGCTGACATCGAAACCATAAAGGCTACTGTTGTAATAAACACAACTAATATTTTAGATTCTCATGGTGACGTTCATATTCCGGGTATTTGGAATAAGTCTTTAAAAGAATTAAAGCGTGTTTACTTATTGCAGGAACACCAAATGAAGTTTGATAAAATCATTACCGATAAAGTAAAAGCATCTGTAAAAAATATTAGTTGGTCTGAGTTAGGTTTTCCTGAGTTTAAAGGTTCTACTCAAGCGTTAATATTTGAAACTGAAATTGACAGCGATAGAAATGAGTATATGTTTGAGCAATATCTTAAAGGGTATGTAAACAATCATAGTATAGGTATGTCTTACGTTAATTTGTTTTTATGTATTAACTCAGAAGAAAAATATTACAGAGAAGAGAAAGACAACTGGGATAAATATATTGGTGAGGTAGTAAATCAAGACAAAGCAATCGAGCAAGGTTATTTTTGGGCGGTTACTGAGGCTAAAATTGTTGAGGGTTCTGCTGTTCCTATTGGCTCAAATTATGCTACTCCTACCATTTCAGTAAATACAACGCAAAACATCGAAGCCGACTCAGTCACTTCGTCAAAAAATAACGAGCCGTCAAACGACACTCAACCAAAACAAACAATAAACTATAATTACATTTTACAAACAATTAAACAAAAATCATAATGACTCCAGAGGAAAAAGCTGCACACGATGCGCTAACAAACGAGGTAAAATCAATTGTTGACAAGGCAGTTGAGAATAAAGCTAACTCAAATGAAGTAGCTGAATTAAAAGAAAAATTAAACAATGCTGTATCAAAAGAAGATTTTGAGGCGGTTAAAGCTGAGGCTATTAAATTAGCAGGTGAGATTGCTGCATTAAAAGAAGTAGGAACTGAAAATTCAAAACCAGTATCTATTAAAGAGCAAGTTAAAGGATGGGTTGAAGCTAATAAAGCAGCTTTACAATCTATTAGCTCAGGTACAAAAGCTGAGTTAAAGCCATTAGTTGTTAAGGTTAACAGCCCTATGACTCCTGCAAACTCTTACAATAGCTCATCTTATTTACCAATCCCTGAGTTTCAAATGGGTGCAAATGAGATTGTACGTGTTCAACCTACTTTCTGGGATTACTTACGCAAAGGACGTACTTCTAGTGCTGCTTACGTTTGGATTAATAAAAAGAATCCATTAGGAGCTGCTGGATTTATCGGGCCAGGTGTTGCTAAACCAGGTGTATCTTTTGAAATTGCAACTGAGATTTCAAATGCTAAAAAAGTAGCAGTTTCAGAGAAATGTGCAACTGAATTATTACAAGATATCGAGGGTATGGCTTCATGGATTGAGCAAGAGATTGCTTACCAACTGAAAGCGAAAATCAATACTACATTGATGACAGGTGTAGCGTCTGCTACTGTTCCTGCTGGTATTCAAACATTATCAGTTCCTTATTCATTAACAACTATTAAAACAACTAACCCTAATTATTGGGATGCCGTTAGAGCTGCTGTAGCTCAAATCCGCTCAGGTAATTTAGTAGGTACTGTTACTGTATTTGTTAACCCAGTTGACAAAGCGAATATGGACTTAACTAAAGCTCAATCTCAAGGTCAATTATTTGTACCGGGTGATGCTGGTGCTGTTATTGTTGAAGATAACAATATTCCTGTAGGTTATTTCCAAGCTGCTATTTTAGATTATTACAAAATTTTAATCTACCAAGATTTCAGTTTAACATGGGGTTGGGAAAACGATGACTTTACTAAGAACTTAGTAACGGCAATTGGTGAAATGAGATTACACCAAATGTTCTCTGAGAACTACACAGGAGCATTCGTTTACGATACATTTGATAACGTAAAAACTGCTTTAACTCAAGCATAGTATTAATTAGCCCTCACTTAATTGTGGGGGCTTAATATAAAATAACATGAGAACAAAAGTATTTGTAACAGCTAAAGGAGCTGAAATGAAAGAGAATAGTTGGATTGAGGGTCAAGAGGTTGAAATGTCAAGTATTTTAGCTAAAGACTTTATTGAAAACGGTATTGTTTCTGAAACTTTAGAAGTTAAAAAAGAGGTTATTGAAGATCCAAAAAAAGAAGTTAAACAAAAAAAACTTAAAAACTAAATTAATGAAAAAACTATTTTCAATTTTATTATTATCATTATTAACATTTGGGTTAAATGCTCAAACAGTTTCTACAATGGTAAAAAGTGCTACTACTATGACAAATAGTACAGCAGTTACAGCTACATTACAAACTAAATCATGTGCTGAAAATATCTCTATACAAGCTGTAGTAACAAAATCTACAGGTACGGTAGCAGGTACTGTTTCAGTAAGTGCTAGTTTAGACGGTACAAATTATGTCGCTTTGCCAGTTGCTACAAGTACATTAGCTTTAGCTGACCAAGCTACTAATACAGCTATTTTTAATTATACTAAAAATAATTATGCTTATTATAAAGTAACGTTTGCAGGAACAGGCACAATGGTAGCTACTCCTAGTGCATCAGTATTTAGCTCAGGTATTACTAACGGACACGCTGTAATTAATATGACTAGTAATGTATCATTAACAAGCGATACAACTACTAATACAGGAACGAGTTATGTAACATTACCTGTACAAAATTGGTATAATACAGTAACTATTCAATCAGTAGTAACTAAGATTAGTGGTACAGTTGCAGGAACAGTAACATTGCAAGGCTCAGTTGACGGTACAAACTTTGTAACGGTTAGCTCAAGTTATGCCGATGTAACAAGTTATTCGCCTACAGACGTAGCAACAAGCTCAAAACTATTTGTTGTAACAGGTTCACCTTATCGTTATTATAGGTTATCATATACCGGTGCCGGTACAATGTCAGCATCTCACAGGGGTTACGTGTTACCAAATAAAAACTAAGTACTAAAATATAGCAGCTTGGAGAAGAAGTATCTCGCTTGACTCATTATCAAGAGGTGCCAGGAGCGTTACCTGGAGCTGCAACTAAGATTAAACGTAAATGGCTAAGATATTACAAACAACTGACTTTACTGGAAAATATGCAATAAGTCAAAACAATTTTAACACTAGCGATTTACAGGCGTTCATTGACAAATATGAGTCTATTTATGTGTACGACTTATTAGGAGTTGAGTTAGGTACTTTATTACTTGCTGATATTGCTGCTAGTACTTTTTTACCTCCCGTAACTGCTAAATATGCTACAATTTTTAATGTATTAAGCCAAGACGAGCCATTAGTTAGAAGTAACGGAATTAAAGAAATGCTTTTAGGTTTTGTTTACTTTGAATTTGTAAGAACTCAAACGGTTCAAAACACTTTAGTAGGTAATGTTTTAAATCAAAACGAGGTATCGGTTAATGTTGATTGGGCAAGTACAAACGTATATTTAAACTATAACGAGGCAATAAGAACTTACCGAGGTATTCAATGTTATGTATTAGATAATTTCGCTACATATCCTGAGTTTAAGGGATTAATGAAAACATTTGCTCACACATTAGTATAATGGCAGTTAGTCAACAAACATATAAACGTTTAGAGCCTATCATTAATCAGATTAATAAGTCTGTTATTTGCCAGGCTGTTACTGATAATGGTAACGGTACATATACGTTTGATTGCAATTACACTAAATGGGTAACGGCAGGATTTGATGTTACAATAGGTTTAGTTACTTACACAATTACTGATTTTGTATGTAATGAGTCGATTACTGTTAGAGGTGCGAGTTTACCAACTGTATTAACATTTGATTTATATCCTCCAATTTTCAAACATGGTACAATTTTAAAAGTATCAGGCGAGTTAAATAAACTAAAGGCTAAACACGAGCGTACTCCTATGATATTTTTACATGAAATATTAGAAGAGAATAAGCATTTAGATCCTTTGGATGTGGTTGATAACGATGTTGATATTAGAATGTATTTTTTAACTGAGGCTGACAATAAAAACTGGACGCAAGAGGATGCAGCCGAGAAAGGAGTACAACCAATGCTTAACTTATGTAACGAGTTTATTAAAGCAGCATCGGTAAGTCAATATTTAGCACCGTTAACCGGGACAGGGAACGTTAAACCATTTCCAATATTTGGTAATACCACAGAAAACGGAACAGTTAAAAACATATTTAACGAGGTATTAAGTGGGGTTCAACTTAAAATATCATTATCATTTTTAAAAGATTGTGATTGTTGCACAGGTTCAACTTTAGATAATCGTCCAGCACCTAGTTATGTGTATGATTTAAACGGTACTTTACTTGCTACATTATATAGCAATCAAACATATACAACAGGCACGCCATGTGAGGGAGTTGATATTATCGACATTAATACAGGTGATGTTATAGCTGTAGTGGTTAGTGGAGGTAGTTATAATGTAGAGGTTTTAACCGAAATAGTTGACACAATAGACTCAAATACAAGTACAATAATTGATCCGATTAATTAATAAATAAATATAAAAACAACCATAAAACAATAAGACAATGTCAGAATTATGTTCATGTACAAGTCAGTACAAAAACTCAGGACAGCCTAGCTGTGCAGGTGCTTTAATTCAAGCAGCTCGTAAAATTATCTTAGTACCGAGATATAAAAATGACGGTACTGCTAACAAAATTACCGTACCAGCTACATTAAACCAAGCGTATTTTGATGCTTTGATTAATAATGCTGACCGTTCGGCTCGTTGGTATCCGTTGCCTAATTTTGTAAACGTTGAAATGGCTAAAGCTGAGTCAACTTATGAACCTTTTAACGATGGGACTAAAAAGTTAATCCACGAAGGAGTTAGAACATTCAAAGGTTTATTGCCTGCAATTCAACCTCAATATTTATCAGTTTTAAAATCAGGAAACTGTACAGATATGGCTGCTTATATTGTAGATAAGTCAGGTAAATTAGTAGGGTATTCAAACGGTGAGGAAAATGTATTATATCCATTCCCTTTAAATGCTAATACAATGAATGCTGTTTATATGTGGGCTACAGATTCAACAGGTTCAAATATTGACTTCTCTTTTGAGTTCGATGTTGATATGAAAGATGAGTATATTGCACAAATTAGTGCGAATGACTTAACATCTGTTAACTTGTTAGATTTAGACGGTTTATACAACGCTGTAAAATCTCAAACTTCTACAGGTCAAACTAGCATGGTGTTTAAATTATACACTGAGTACGGTACTGTAGCTACTCCAATAGCTATAGAGGGACTAGTAGCAGGTGATTTTGCTTTGTATAATGTAACTGATTCGGCTGCGGTAACTGTTTTAACTTGTACTGAAAGCCCTGCTGGAACTTATACATTAACTTACGCATCTCAAACAGTTGCCGATGTTATCCGTATTACTCCAAGTACTACAGGTATTGACTTTACAAATGTAATTGCTGCAACTGCAACAGTAGCTTAATAATTTAAATTAATAATAATCAAAAAGCCTATCTAGTTAATTAGGTAGGCTTTTTTTAAAACCAAAATAAGACAATGAGTTTAGTTACAGACACAGGTAAGTTTACAAGCAAAGTAGATTTAGCTTTAGGGGCTTCGATTGCTTCGGCATCAACTCCAAATATTAACGATGCAACTGGTAATACTGTGTTTATCACAGGTACTACAACAATCACAGGTTTTTCAACAGCCGACCAAGCGGGTATTGAGCGTAAATTAATCTTTAACGATGCTGTTATTTTAACACATAGCTCATCTTTAAAACTATTTGGTGACGCAAATATTACTACGGTAGCTGGTGACGTTGCTATATTTGTAGCAGAAACTACAACTGTATGGAGTATGGTTGGTTTCTTTAGAGCATCAGGTTATACAGGAGGTCAAATTGATAGCGATGGTATTTTAAACGGTGCTATTATCGCTGCTAAAATAGGTGACGCTGCTGTTATTCCTAGTAAATTAAGAGCTAAAACGGTGACGGCTTTATCAGATGCAAATGCAACGTTAACAAATGAGCAAATGTTAGGTGGTGTTTTAACGATTAATACAACTTTATCTCGTACATTAACGAGTGCAAATGGTACAAATTTATGTGCGCTTTTAACAGGTTATCAAACAGGTACATCGTTTGAGTTTACCGTTGTTAATGAGGGCGTTGACGATGTTATTTTATTAGGAAATACAGGTGTATCTACTAAAGGAAGTGATACAGTTACAGCAAACACATCAGGTACTTTCTTAGCAGTTGTTACAGGCACTAATACATTAACTATTTATCGTAAATAATATGATAAAATCAGGAAATACTACAATTGATCCGTTAGCGGTTAAAGACTTGTCAAAAGATGAGTTACACGCTATATTAAAAGGCAGGATTGCCGAACCGTTTGATACTTTATGGATTAAGATTTGTAAAGCAAACGGAAACGAAATAGAGCCT